TCGATCTGGGCAATCCGTCCTACAGCGATGAGGATGGGATCCAGATGCTGACCCTGCCGTACATTGCCACCCCGACCGATTCGGGCAATGATGAGCTAGAGATCGTCTACACCTGATCGCGTGGCTTTTGTCCTAAAGCAGTCCGATTCCTACACCTGGCCGGTCAGCATCAAGTTGCCGGCCAACGGTGGCAAGAGGGAACGGCAGACCTTTGATGCTGAGTTCAAGCGCTTGCCTCAAAGCCGCATCAATGAGATGCAAGAGCTGGTACAGAAGCGCCTGAAGGCCACAGAACGGGGCGAGGAACCGGCTGTGGATATCAGCGATCAGAGCATCGCAGACGAAATCCTGGTTGGCTGGGACGGCATTGTCGACGGCGATGGTGAGCCCGTGCCTTTCAGCCAAGCCAGTAAAGCCATGTTGCTGGATGTACCGATGATGGCGCCAGCGCTGATCAATGCGTTTTTTGAGTCCCTGGTTGAGCTGAAAAGAAAAAACTGATCGGGGCCGCTGAGCATTGGGTGGCTGGCACTGAGATCGACGAGACAGCCAAGGATGCAGCCGTGCTCGGCATCGCACCACCACCCAGTAAGGCGGCCAAGAATTATGAGGTGATCGAGGAGGCATGGCCGGCAGTGCGCATCTTCCTGAAGGTGCAGACGCAATGGCGTGCTGATAGCGGCGCGATCATTGGCCTCGACTATTCAGCTGTGCGCTGGGCGTTTGAGCTGTATGGCGCCGACAATCCAGCTGAACTGTTGAGTGATCTGCAGATCATCGAGGCTACAGTGGTGGAAGCCGTCAACAAGCGCAAGAGCTGACCTATGGCGCTGGATATGACAACGGCCTTGACCATTAAGGCCAAGGTTGACGGCATCAACCAGATCCAAGGGCTAGAAAGGGCGCTCGGCGCTGCTGACAAGCAGGCCAATGGACTTGGCACAGCATTCAGCAAGCTTGGCGGCATGGCCGGCAAAGCGGCCGCTGCCATGACTGCGCTTGGCGCTGCTGCTGTTGGTGGTCTTGCGGTGCTTGGCAAAAACGCCATTGATGCTGCAGACAACATCAATGACATGAGCCAACGCACTGGCGTTGGCGTCGAAACGCTTAGCAAGTTCGGTGCTGCTGCTGAAGATAGTGGCAGCAGCTTGGATGAAGTTGCCAAGGCAATGGGCAAGCTTGCCAAGGGCATTGTTGATCCTGCATCCAAAGCAAATGAGGCGTTGAGATCGATTGGTGTCAGCTCTGTTGACGCCAGCGGCAAGGTGCGCAGTGTTGATGCAGTGATGCTGGATATTGCCGATAAGTTCAGCAAGCTGCCAGATGGTGCGCAGAAGACTGCGCTGGCCATGGAGATCTTTGGCAAATCAGGCGCCAACCTGATTCCGATGTTGAACGGTGGCCGTGAAGCGATGAGCCAATACAGCGCCACCATCACAACTGAAATGGCGCAAGCAGCTGATCAGTTCAATGATGCGTTGAACATGATTATGCGCGAGCTGGCGGGGCCATTCAATCAGGCCATTACAGCTGCATTGCCATATATCACCCAACTGGCGCAGCAACTAGGGGAATCACTGCCTGGCGCCATTGCGGCCCTAACGCCGATCATCACCGGGCTGTTACAGGGGCTAACGCAGCTTGGCCAATGGTTCGGCACACTTAGCCCGCAGGCTCAAACATTTGTTGTCAGTGCTGCTGGATTGACGGCTGCGTTTATTGCGCTTGCACCTGCCGTCACGGCGATTCTCGCTGTGTTCACGACACTTGGCCCATTGCTTGCCGGAATTCCTGCTGTCATTGCAGGATTCGCCGGAGCTATCGGCCCATTAGTTGCGGCACTGGGCGGCTTAGGGCAAATCTTAATCGGCGTCTTCACCGGCCCTGTCGGCTGGGTAGCGCTTGCGGTTGCTGCTGGTGCCGCGATCTATGCGTTCCGTGATCAGATTGGAGCAGCGTTTAAGGTCATCGGCAGCGTGCTGCAGCAGGCTGCGAAGGGTTTTAAGACTGTGTTCATTGATCCGGTCATGGCGGGATTCAAGGCTGTTGTTACTTTTGTAAACACTAGCTTTGTGACACCAATCAATCAGGCGATCACAGGGTTGGTGCAAAAGATTGCTAGCACATTTAAGAGTGTGACCGATGCGATTACGGCGCCATTCAAGGCTGCATTTACTGCAGTGAAAGGCATCGTGAATCAAATCCTGAACAGCATCGGCAGCGCCATTGGCAGCGTTGTGCAGGCAATTAACAACGTGATTTCAGGGGCCAACCAAGCACTGGCACGTGTTAATTTGCCACAAATTCCTTTCTTGCCCATGCCGCAAATCCCTCGCTTCGCTGAGGGTGGTGTGGTGAGCGGCCCGACCCTAGCAATGGTTGGCGAAGGCGGTGAACCTGAATATATCGTGCCGCAGTCCAAGGCTGGCAAGTTTGCAGCGAACTGGATGGCAGGCGTACGTGGCGCCGCTGCCATCCCGCGGTTTGCTGAAGGCGGTGTGGTTGTGCCATCCTCTGCAAACGTAAGTATCCAGACTGGCCCTGTCACTCAGATGAATGGCACCAATTACGTGACCACCGCAGATTTGAGCCGGGCAGTGCAAGCTAGCGTTAATCAGACGCTGGAGCTGCTAGCAGGCGACAGTATGGTGCGCCGCAGCATTGGGATTGCGTGATGGCGTATTACGATCTGCTGTGCTTCCTTGAATACTACGCCGACCGCAATAGCGTCTACAGCGGTGGCAAGCGTACACCGACCCGCCGATGGCAGAACTTCTATCAAGTGCCGCAGGATATGTCGGTGATTGATAGCGACGTACAAGGCGACTTTATTTATATTCCGTTCTCTGCCTCTGGCTTCTCTCTGCGGCCTGCCAATGCGATTGGAGATCTGACTGTTGAGATTGCCGCCACCGGTGACATCATTGATTTGACTGATGCAGCAATTGGCACCAACAGGCTAGTGATCGCTTCGCTGTATTTGCAGGATGCTGGTAAGGATGCTGTTGACGCTGCTAGCGCACAACTGATCAGCCGCTACATTGGCGGCATCGATGGGGCAAGCGTTGATGATGATTCGGTGAGTTGGACGATCAGCCCTATGGTGGACAAGACAAAGCCGCAGGTGCCGACGCGAAAAATTGCATCAGACTTGATCGGGAGGTTTACGGGCCGATGATCACACCAGTGCTGGCGATCAACATGCAAGTGCGCTGCAGCGATGGCTGCGTGCATGATGACGTGAAGATGTTTGTGCGTGATGGGCAAAAGATATTTGTCGGCTGCGATGGCTGTGAGATTGCAGGCGTTGAAAGCATCGAGCAGGCAACAGCAGTTGTGCCGCCCATGATGCTGCTGGCAGCTATGCAGCAATGCGAGGAGGCAGTGTAATGGCCGATCTATCACCAGCTAACAAGTGGCTTGCCAAGCTGCTAGACAACAAAAGAACACGGCGCCGGCTGAAAAAGTCGCTGCTAGGACCATCCGCTGGTAAGACCCCTCCCAATCAAGCAACAGCAAATCGCGACCGCTCGCCTGGTAATCGCAAGACGCCAGCGGCTGATCTTGGTGAACAGCAGAAGATTGCCGTTGCAGGCGAGACTGTCCCTATTCTGTTTGGCAAGCGCGTTAGCAATGTTGGTGGCGTATGGATTCAGCCGTCACTGGTCAAGGCAGGATCGTATTTCTTCAAGGGCAGCTTTCTGTTTCCTGTCAGTCAAGGCGAGATTGTTAGCAGCCCAGTCAAGCATCGCGTATGGGTTGGCCTGCGCAATATGGCATTTCTAGCTGATCAAACCATCACGATCAGCAATATCTATAACAGCGCCGCAACGCTTGCCGCATCCCCTGGAACGTGCCCGGTGCTTGGCGCAGGGATGTATTGCGGCAACGACACCTATTCATTTACAGAAGAGCCTCAGGCCATCACAGGTGAAACTACGTTGCGAAGAGATTTTCTGGGTACGGATTATTTCGGACTGCGCTTAGTCGCCAGAGGGACTGGCGATACATCAAACTCTGCAATACTTTACACTCTTAAGATTTTTGATAACATTAGCGGCGCGGATATTTCTGCTGCATATTTTGCTGCTGTAGGATTGCCGTCAAACACACAGTTTGCCATCAATCAACTTGGATCAGCAGCGCTCGGCTGCGGCCTTGTAGACGTTGTGAATGATTTTATTGATGACCCAACGATTGGCATAGGGTACGTAGAGGCCAAAGCCTTCTGGAATAGCATATCGTCCGGCAGTGTAACTTTCGTTAATACAACTGTAAGCGTCAACAATCAATTCTATCCAGCCAACCCCGCAAGTACTGGTACGCTCACTGGCGTTCAGCAGGAGGTGGTGGTTAGCAAATACGCCAACCCGAATAACACCCCAACAGCAGACAATTCATCGTACGCAGACATTACCTTCCTGAAGGTTGTTGGTGATATCTACGATCCACCAGAAGAGGGGTCATATCCAACCACAACACGTCAACTGTCGATCTTCTATGAGCAGGGGGTCAAGGTTAACCTATACAGTGTTGATTCGGCAGGTAGCACGCTAGGCGCCAGCAATCAGCTGGTTGATCTTGCGATGTATCTGTTCACAAGCTTGAAGCGCAACGCTGCTGGCACAACGCCAGATGTATCAGCGCCAATCTTCACTGGCAATCTGCCAACCATTGCCAGCTTCTGCAATCAGTACAGCCTGCACTTCAACGGCATCATTTCGGAGTCGGTCAATGTCATCGAACTGATCGGTGAAACCGCGCCATTCTTTCTGTTGTCTTTCCTTTCCAACGGTGGACAGTATCGCTTTGCGCCTGCCTTGCCCATCAATGGCAGCCAGCAGATCAACCTATCAGCGCTAAGCGCAGCGGCCACGTTTACTGAAGATGAGATCCTGCCAGGTTCGTTTGGTAAAACCTACATTACAGCCGCCGATAAATCCGATGTGAACTGCGTGTTGCTGTATCGGCAGAATGATCCTGATGCCATTGGCACGCAGCAGACCGTGCAGGTGCGTTACAGCGGTGTGAGTCTTGACGCACCGACTGAGCAGTTTGATATGACCGATTTCTGCGCAAATCGCAATCATGCCATTATCTACGCTAAGCACTACCTGGCGCGGCGCCGATACACCGCACACATTATCGACTTTGAAACGACGCTAGATACAACCGGATTGATCCCCACCGACATCATCAAGATTGAGCGGCAACGGATCAGCAGCGCAGGCGACAATCGGACGGAGACGGAGTATTACCAGATCACATCCATCGATCACAACACCGATGGAACCACAAGCATTGAGGCTGCGCAGTTCCCGGTCAATGGCAGCAGCGTGCCTATCATTAGCAATGAAGTGGTGAATGGCACCTTTACTGTGGTGTGATGGCAACTTTCCCCGCGCTAGCACCACGCACAAGGTCGCTCACATTGGGAGACATACCGCAGCAGGTTTACACCGGCAGCAGTGGCGGTGATGTTCGGTTTAAGCAAGGCAGCAGCTATATCGCGCAACAATTAACATTGGGATACGAATATATCACTGAATCTGAAGCGCAGCAGATTCTGGATCACTACGCAGGCCAGCAAGGCAGCTTGCTGCCTTTCGATCTATCAGCTGCAGTATGGGGCGGCTACACCACGCCACCAGTTAGCAGCGTGGCGTATCAGTGGCGGTATACAGCATCGCCTGACATTGAGATTGCATCGCCAAAACGCTACAACCTAAACATTGAACTTGAAACGGTGCCCCTCTGATCATGGCATTTCCAGCGCTAGTTCCATCAGCTCGAACCTACATCCCTGGCGATGTGCCGCAAGCGCGTCAAGTTGCTTTATCTGGCGCCGATAGTGCATATCGCTTAGGCAACCGGCGCGTGCAGCAGCAGCTGACATTGACGTTTAATAACATTTCAGAATCAAGCCTGCTATCAATCCGCAGTCATTACATCAGCGTAGATGGCACCTATGGCATCTTTTATCTGCCGGCTGAGGTGTGGTCAGGATATGCAACGCCGCCTGTGCCATTGCTTAGCGATTACGCATGGCGCTATGCCGGGCCACCAGCCATCACGGATGGATCGTGTGATCTCTGGAGCGTTGAGGTTGAGCTGGTTACCTATGCAATCAACTTTAGCGATCTGATCTTTGATGCCGGTGCAGCGGCTGCAGCGCCGGCAAGGGACTATATCCTTGATGGAGGTGCAGCGTCAGCAGCGCCAGCACGCGACTATGTAATCAATCCAGGGGCATCAGCATGAGCATCACGCTATCGGCACTTCAAAAGCAACGGCGCGATTCTGCTGCCAACTGGACGTTCAACAACCCAACGCTGCTGGCTGGTGAACTTGGCTACGAGAGCGACACTGGCAAGTGGAAAGTAGGCGATGGAACCACGGCGTGGGCAGGGCTGGCATATATCCCTGGCTCACAGATCAGTGCCTACCCTCTGGTTAACGCTGATATTGCTACCGGAGCTGAAATCGCCGTAAGCAAGCTGGCGGATGGCGCAGCCCGGCAGCTGCTGCAGACCGATGCAGCCGGTACGGGCGTTGAGTGGACTAGCAACATAGACGTGCCTGGCACGTTGGACGTGACCGGGGCGGTCACTTTTGATAACAACTTGACAGTGCAGGGTGATCTGTACGTCAACGGCACTGAAGTAATCATCAATACGCAGACCCTTGAGGTTGAAGATAAAAACGTCATCATCGGCAAGGTCGCAACGCCAACCGATGTAACTGCTGATGGTGGTGGCATCACACTCAAAGGCACCACTGATAAAACGATCAGCTGGATCGATGCCACCGATGCGTGGACGCTGAGCGAACACGTCAATATCGCAAGCGCCAAGGAATATCGCATTGCTGGCACCAAGGTGCTGGATGCCACCAGTCTTGGAAGTGCAGTTGTGAGCAGCAGCCTGACAAGCGTTGGCACCATCGGCACTGGCGTCTGGAATGGCACCACAGTTGCCACGGGCTATGGCGGCACCGGGCAGACCACCTACACCGATGGTCAGCTGCTGATTGGCAAAACTGATGGCACGCTTGCCAAGGCGACGCTGACCGCCAGCACTGGCGTCACAATCACGAACGGCAATGGCACGATCACGATTGCTGCGACTGGCAGCGGCGGGACAGTTACCAGTGTTGATGTAAGTGGCGGCACTGGGTTAACCAGCAGTGGTGGGCCAATCACTGGTAGCGGGACCATCACCATCGATCTGGATAACACGGCAGTCACGCCAGCCAGCTATACCTACGCCAGCATCACGGTTGATCAACAAGGTCGGCTCACTGCTGCATCTAGTGGTGCGGCACCGTTGCCGCTGACTGGCGGCACCTTAACGGGTGATCTATTGCTGGATAACCAGTCTGATCTGCGCTTTGGTGAAGCCACGGGGCATGGCGGTAACTGGGTTGCATTTCAAGCGCCGGCCACCATCGCAAGCAATGTCACCTGGACACTGCCCGCAGCTGATGGCACCACTGGTCAGCTGCTTAGCACCAATGGCAGTGGCGTGCTGAGTTGGGCTAGCGATGCTGGCGCCATCATCGTGGACGGTGGAAATTTTGCTAATGGGTCATCTACAGTGACCACAACGGCCACCATTGATGGCGGGAGCTTCAACTAATGCCAACCCCTTCCACTAGGACGCCTGTACGCATTGCCCGTGGCACATATAGCAATCTGAACAGCAGCATTGCTGACCTGCAGGAAGGCGAGATCTGCTACGCGACAGACGAAAACAAGGTTTACGTCATTGAAGGGGGTGCGCTCACCAGCCTGCCGTATGGCGCTGGTCTGGATACAGCGCAGACTTGGACAAAAGGACAACGCGGCGAGATCACGGCACTGACGGACGGCGCCACGATCACACCTGATTTTGCCGATAGCAACAACTTCAGCGTGACACTGGGCGGCAACCGCACGCTGGCGAATCCCACCAACCTGACGGCTGGGCAGAGCGGTTGCATCTGGATCACGCAGGACGGCACCGGCTCCCGCACGTTGGCTTACGGCAGCTACTGGGACTTCACCGGCGGCACGGCGCCCACGCTCACCACTACCGCTGCTGCGGTTGATTGCTTGGTGTACGCGGTGCAGAGCAGCACCAAGATCACCGCCACCCTGATTACCAACCTGAGCTGATGATTCCCGGAAGCGCCAACGCCCTGCTGCTCGGCAGCGCCGCAGGTGGCTACGCCATCTCCAGGTCGGTCCGCCTGAACTCAGCCGACTCGGCGTATCTCAGCCGCACCCCCGCATCAGCCGGCAACCGCAAGACGTGGACCTGGGCGGGGTGGGTGAAGAGGAGTGGGTTGAGCAGTTTTCAAGACATCTGGGGCAATGGTGACGCGAGTGCCCTTAACGGGTTTTTGTTCCGTTTTGATGACGGAAATAAGCTGGACCTCTATGACATCTCGGGCTCTGTTCAATGGCGCAAAGTAACAACACAGGTATTTCGTGACGCATCTGCTTGGTATCACTTTGTAATTTCGTACAACACCGCAAATGCCACGGCGGCAGATCGCGTACGCATTTATGTTAACGGTGTTCGCATTGATTCGTTCTCATCTTCAAGCGACCCATCGTTAAACTACGACGGTTACATCAACAATACCAACGCGCACTCTATTGGACGAACTGGGGCATACAACGGTCTTTACCTTAATGGCTACCTCGCCGACATCCACTTCATCGACGGCCAAGCCCTAGACCCCACCAGCTTCGGTGAGTTCGACGACAACGGCATCTGGCAACCGATTGCCTATAGCGGCTCTTACGGCACCAACGGTTTCCACCTTGATTTCGCTGATAACAGCAGCGCAGCAGCACTGGGCTATGACGCCGCTGGGTCGAATGATTGGACTGTCAACAATCTTTCCGTCACCGCTGGTGCAGGCAACGACAGCCTCGTCGATGTTCCTACTAACGGCACCGAGACGGATACGGGTGCTGGTGGTGAGGTGAGGGGGAATTATGCGACGTTGAATCCGCTTTCTGGTACTGGCACTCTAGCCAACGGTAACCTAGATGTTTCGGCATCTTTTATCCGTACTTCAACAATCGCAG